TTCATGGGGATGTCCTCATGTGGCTTATGAAGACATTACTAACATCGCGGTGTATTAATCAACGGGGAGCAGGTCAACCGTATCGGGGTCGAAAGACTGGATGATGCCAGGTAGTGCTACGCGTAGTTGTTCGCTGGTAGTCTTTCGCTCTGAAGCCAGAACCTCCGCCAGCGCACCGCTACGGGTTTTATCGGATACCGCCATTTGCTTTACTCCGGGCATTAAAAAACCCGCCGAAGCGGGTCTGTTTTATGTATTAGTAAAATCTAAGACGCAACTAATAGTTCTTTATTATTTTGGGCTTCTTCTGCTATCTCAAGAGAGCGGTAGTATTGCAATGCAGCGGGATCTGCAACGTATTCAACTTTACCGTGATGCTCCTCAACGCACTGAATTATTTTGTTTAAGTCCGTTTTAAAGAACTCTTTGCGAAGGTTAACCTTATTCATTCGCTCACTGCTTAGTTTGTTATGCAATGCATACTCAAGGGCTGGCGCATCGTCACAGCTAATCATTGCGTGCACATCGAATTCGAATGGCACGCTTGCTCCGCTTAGCTCACTTACTCGGTCGAGTGGCTCAAGGCGGCGCGTCATGCCTATTTTGAATACATTTTCACCAAATGAACCGATATTTGAAATGATATAAACATGGCCCTGTTTAGTCATCTGAGCCATTGATTTCGCTCGCTCATACTGCTTGTGAACGTCCTCAATCTCTTGCTCCAACTGACGGCGGGTTTCTTCTAGTTCCTGGCGGTGTTCTTCATCAGCAGCCAATAGCGCTTCTTCTACTGCTTTGCGCCGTGCCTCAAGCTCTTGCTCTTTGGCTTCAGCTTCTTGTTGCTGCCTTTCCAACTCTTCAGCACGCTGCCTTTCCTCTCGCATTTGACGTTTAATTTCATTCTGGGCGTCACGCTCATCCTGTGCAGCCTGCAGTTCCAGGACCTTATCCCTAAATTCTTTTTCTACCACCTTCCAGTCAGAATGGTCGCGTAGTTGGAAGAAATCATATTTAGCAATTAACGTCTGGTAAATTGCTTTTTCTCTTCTGATATCTTCGAGTTTTTTCTCGAAGTTTCTCAGAGTGACAGAAGCGAGAAGGGTCTTACGTTTGTATCGGTAGGTATCATCAAGAACCTTCTGTATCTCTTCTTGTGCTGAGTGGTGCTGTTCACGGAATATGGTTTCAAAATCAAACGCAAAATCGACAGCCTTACCGAGGATTTCCTTACTTTTTATCCTATTTATCTCGATAATCTGCCTGAGCTCGTTTTTCAGATTGTTATGCTCAACTTCACGAGCAATATCTTTATTCTTATACTTTTCAATTACTTCTTCTTTTTCTTCAATTTCAGCCGCCAGTGATTTTTGATTCCTTAGCTCAAGATACTCAACAACCTTTTTATGTTTGCTTATCAAATACCTATAAGTTATATAAGCACCTATAGCAGCCCCCACTCCTAAGACTATCAATATTGGATACAGCGCTTCCATTTACAGTTACCCCAGATTAACAATTAGAATCATCTGGAATATACAGGATCTAACCTTTGGAGCGCCATACCAAGGCGGCCTTATAGCTTAGCCAGAGACCTTTTTGCAGGGGAAGGAACCTATGATCTTCGGGGCATCCATGCTGTTTTGCAGTAGCTGGACGTTGAGGAATGCCTTTCCGTCGCGCTTTACAAACTCAAAGCCATAGTTGTTACCATCACGCGCAGGCATAAGGCCCATGTCCATTTTCATGTTCGCGTAGTCGCCACTCTTACCCAAAAACTTTATTTTCTGAGATGTGACTGTTTCTCCGTTGATAACGGTCATTCCATCACCTGTCATCACATAATTTCCACACTGAATTGCAGCCATTACTGGGGTTGAAATCACCGAGAACAACGCCAAACAGAAAATTTTCATTAAAGCCCTCTTTCCCTCGCCGATGAGGAAACAAGATCCATCGCGCCACGCGCTTCACACATCATATCCATGTACCACGCCTGGCCCCTTGTGTCGCCAGTGTACATAATGCCGCGGACAATATAAACGCCATCGGTCGCAATACTCGCCGGCTGCGCTGTGGTGCCCTCAACGGTGATATTGCCGTTATTGTTCTGGTCGGTGATGCGTCCCTGCGTCATAGCAATATCGTTATTACCCAGCACGGTGCGGTACACCGAAGCCTGGTTAAGCTCGATAAGTCCATTAACCCGGATGTTTGGGTTGATCAGGCAACGGACGTTAACACCACTGCCGATGGTCTGCTGCGGCATGCCGATCAGCCCGGTGGAACTGTTCAGCTTAATAGCATCGTGAACCACTTCGTTTTTCGCCACCATCTCGCGCTTACCATCAACAAACATCCAGTCAGCCTGGCATTGATCGGCAACGTTATCCATCAGGTGACGCGTCATGCCAAACAGCACCCGCCCACGCGGGTAAACTGTAGCGGGCATAGCTGGAGTGCTTCCTTCAGTCGCGCCTTTTGCGTTGAAATCCTTCATCAGCGCTGTATTGACATCTGCAACCGTATAACCTGCAGCAAGAGTCTGCGCCGTGATCGAGGTGGCAAATGCCCGGTCTGAGTCGGCCGCCTGAATCAGCACAAAGCTGTCGATAGGGTTATCTTTGCCGGTGATGGTATAGCGGATCTCGCCATCAAAGATAAGCCCGTAGTTCCGCCCGTCCATCTGGCCCACGTCATCTGGGTTTACACTTCGCGCTGTACCGACCTGGCTGGCGGAAACATCCGCTGCAATCCCGTCGTAACCGGCAATTACCCGGATACGGGTAAATTCATCACCAACAATCCGGTTAACGGTATCAGCGGCCAGGTTATACACCTTGAAGGTCCCTACCCGCGTTTCACTGCTCAGATTGAACCAGTCGATGGTAAAAGTGACCTTGAAGCTACCGAAGTCGGTAGCGTTGCCTTTCGCGTCGACAAGCTGCAGCTCAAAATGCCGCATCCAGTTCTGTGACATGGTTACTCCGTTACCGCGTAAAGATGGCTGTTTATTCCGAGATCGGTTTCGGTGGGGTTTTCGTTCGCCGGGTTATCACAGCCGACATAAAGCGAAAACCCCAGCCCGAGATAATCGTACTGCGCCAGCAGGTCAGCGCCGGTGATAAGCGGCACACCTTTAATCAGGTCGCCACCGCTGCTGTCCATGATGTCCAGACACCAGAACGCAGCCCGCCAGGTAACCGCCATCTGAAAACTCTTCCCCGCCAGCGATATTGAAAACGACTGATTTTCTGGTGACAGCGGGATTTCTGATACGGCCATTTATCCTCCGGTTGCGTAGCCAGCCAGCCGGCTTAACAGGGACTCATTTTTCGCCGCCGGCGTTTTTACTCCTGAGTTCTGCACTGCTGAAGTATTCGCCCCCAGTTTCATGTCTTCTTTGACTGCTACCTGCGTGGTGGTCGTGCTCGTGATAATGACCTCGCGAAGCGTAAGTACAGCAGACAACACATTTTCTGACGTCCTGTCGGTCGTGACCTCCAGCGCACGGATCAGCATGTTGGAGTAAATCCGCTTACCGGTCACCACATCGAAAGGTACCCTGCTGTTCTGCAGGTCCAATAGTTCCTGATACGTTTCTTTCGGACTAAGGCCCACACTCAATCCGAAAGACGTGGTATCAAGAAAATCGAGCAGTGACCCGCCGCCAGAAAACCCGACTTGCATAACCACTTCTGACGGGCGGCGATAGGCGTGGTCAGAAATTGCAGCGCCGACCTCTACCGGGTGTTCGGTAATTTCCAGCGTGTCATTGTGCTTTTCAGAAATGACGACGCTGGGAACGATCAGCCCGATTCGTCGGCTTTGCTGCTGAAACAGCGTAGAAAGAATATCCATCAGCCAGCCCGCAACACCCTGGCGTTCGCTTCAAGCTGCCGGCGTCCGACTTCCTGGCCGACTTCCTGTGCGTTAGCGCCGTAGATGTTGTAGGTGTTCTGCTGCTGAACCTGCGCACCAGCTGCCTGATGAGCCAGCGGGCTGTTCCAGTTCGAATAGCCCTCTTTACGAGCCATTGACTGCATAAGGGCACCCATCGTATTTGGATCGGACAGGTTAAGCGCCGCCGTCGGCGACACCCCCATCCATCCTGCAACCTGACGTGCATACTGCTGCGGGTCGTTGTTGTCGCCCGCCGGCGCCCAGGTGCTGACGATATCCATGATGGTCTGCAGGCGGCGCCCGGTTGTTTTCCCTGTGAAGTAGCGCATCAGTTGGTTTTTCATGGCTGTCCAGCCTTCAATCGCCGATCCGAACGCTCGGAATCCTCCACCGCCGACAGGGCGAATGTTCCCAGGATTGTTGTTGCGATCGGCAAGCGTTTTCTGCTCATGCTGATACCAGCCGCCATCACTGAAGCGGGTTTTAACCTCCTCCCAGAAGCCCAGCACCTTACCTCGCGCGTTGACGGCGCTACTGGTTACGCCTGGCAACGCATCGGGCTGAACGCTCCCTTGTTTGAGTAGAGCCTTGCCGATGCTTGCTGCATCAGACCAGCGACCGTCTTTGATGGCGTTAAGCAGGTCACCAATCATGCTCAGCATTTTGCTGAATTCGCCCATCTGGGTAATGAAGTTGCTGAAATCCCACTTCAAAGACCAGGATTTGGGATCGATGTTTAGCAGTTTCGCCAGCGCTTTCCCGAGGTCAAAAACCGTTTGTTTCAGGTCGCCGACCATTTTCAGCGCTGCGTCTACTTCAGGTTTCCATTTACCCCAGTCGATGAGGCTTTTGCCGCCCTCTTTCCAGGTCTGGTAATCCTCCCATAGCAACGCTATGGCGGCCGCAAGACCGAGCACCCACGTAATCGGAGACGCCAGCATTGCGCGGTTCAGCAGCCACCACGCAGCGGTAAGCGCACCGAGGAGCTCTATCAGCTCCTGAGACTGCTTATCCAGTGAATCCCACCAGTTGCTGATGCTCTGGCCCAGTTGAATAAGGCGGTAAATTACCCTGCCGACCATCTCGCCAGCCCAGAGGATGCCCTTAACCGTCGCGGTGATCACCCCTTCGATTTTCGGGAAGTTTTCCAGTATCTGGCGGCGCAGCCTGTCGAGAGAGCCAGCAAGTCCATCAGCGAGACTGGAGCCGATTTTATCCCGCGCCATGCCTGCCATCAGCCCAAAGGAGCGCAGCGAGGTCATGAATTTATTGGAGCTGACGGCGGCCACATCGGCGTTATAGCCGATCGCCTTCGCCATCGCAGTGTATTCGCCACTAAACTGGCCGATACCGCGACGCATTGCCATCAGGGTGTTTTCATCCAGACCCAGCATTTGAGCGTACTGGTTCGCGCGGTAATACGGCATGCTGCTAAGACGCTGGCCGACGCCAGTAAAGATCGTCGCCATATCCCGCATATTGCCGCTGGCATCACGCGTTTGAACCCCCAGCCGGTTCAGGAAACCCTCAGCACCGGGATTGTTACGCATGAACCTGGCAAGATTTTCGAGAGAGCCGCGAGCCCCGTCGACACTGCCGCCAACCTGACTAACCGCATACCCAATCTGCTTAATGCCCTCCACCGTCGCGCCTGTGCGCTGAGAGGCCCAGTACAGGTCGTCGAGACCGCTGGCAATTTTCGCGGTGAATGCCACGACGGAAAGCGCCGCCGCCTCAACTTTGACGCCCAGTTCAATCGCTTTAAGCGTTGTCCCGGCAACGACGGCATCGAATTTTCTGGCGCCAGCCTCATCAACTTTGAACCCAAGCGAGATCAGAAAGTCCTTGAGCGTTTCAGCGTTCATTAGCCTCTCTCCATTTCGCTATACGGTTTTCGTTATCGGCTTTCAGGTCCAGCCAGTCATTCATACGGGCAATATCAGCCAGGTCTACTGATCCATCTTTCAGGGCAGTGTAAGGGATGAGCCCGGCATCCACCGGGCGCATCAGGAAATCCTCACCCTCTGGCATGGATTCGAGGACAGGACCTATGGCTGGGTAGGCGTCCCGCTGCCGGGGAGTTCTTTCAAAAAATTTCCCAGGCTGTCGGCGACCACCCGCGCCACCAGCTGCAGCATCGTGAACAGGTCGATATCGTCGAACATCAGCGCGCCCTGATCGAAAATTTTCACCCACCCTTTTTCATGCTGGCGCATAACAACGCCCAGGCATGGATGAATCACCGCGTTAACGTCCTCTTCAGGCAGAGCTGCCAGGGTATCGGCAATCTTCGGCAAAACGATATCCAGAGCGTCGAACGCCCTTTTCTCACCGAAAACCAGCTTGCCCTCGCTGTCTCTGACCATCATGGATTTCAGCGTGCCAAAGTCAGAAACCAGCCCGGCCAGCACCGGCAGCAGTTTGCGGCTAACCTTCAGCTGCTGGAAAACATCGAGCTTTGCGGTGCGGTATTTAACGCCTTTGATTTCAAATTCCATCTGTTAAAACTCCCCAAGCAGCTGATCAATCTTGCCGCAGTCAAAGACCCAGGAAACCGTATTGCCGACTTTGGCGTTAGCGTGATCGGGTTGCTTCTGGAAAGCACAAGAACGCGCTGTAGTGGTATCACCTGATACTTTGTTGCGAATGACGATGACGTTATTGCCCCACGTTGCCGAGGACAGGCTCTGTGCGTTGTACATCAGCGAGAGCTTTTTGTTTACCGGGGAGGTTTTCAGCAAAGTTACCGTGATGGTGCCGCTCTTACCGGCGTGTAGGCTGTGCATCACCTCACCATCAGCGCCGACGGTCATGGTGTTTTTCGCCTCGGTCATAGTGACCGTAATACCCTCTTCGGAGTTCGCCGAGCCATAGCCCAGATCGATACTCCCGGTCGGACCGGTAAGGGAGGCCGAGACGTCAACAAAACTGTAAGTGTTTCCCATTTATTCCCCCTTAACGAACCACGTTGATCTGTACGTCGCCATAGTGAATAGCGCCCGCCAGCTTAAGCGCCGCCTGAATCACCGGCGACTTCCGCGCTTCACGGTCAGACTGTGCCTGGTTATCTACTGAATCGGCGTAGACGTAGTAACCCTTGGTCAGCGTGTCACCTGATTCAATCTGACCGATCGGGCCGCCGTTCCACACACCCGGCGCTACCAGACCGTTATTAACCGCCTGGTCAAGCGATGCTTCGACATTGGTCATTAGCCGGGTAACGCCCGCGTCGGTCTGCGGGATTTTGGTAGCCGAGGTGTACAGCAGGTTATAGAGGTTGGTCTGTACGTAGTTCTGCAGCCAGTCCAGGCCGTGGCGCTCGTCGAAGAAGTCACCGTTCGCCATCACGCCCTGCTGGATAATCGCCGTATCGTTGGCGTAGTAGACGTAGACGTTACCGTTAATGGAATCAATAGCGGCTGCCTGTGTGGTCGTCAGCGTCTCGTACGTCACACCAGGCTCGGTTTTGAATTTCAGGGTGATCGTGGTGTTGTTGCCGGTGAAGTTCACCGTGAACGCGCGACCAAAGGCCGAGATAGCGGCGTATTTGCTGCTGGAGCTGTACTGCCAGAATGTACGTCCATAACCCGCGGCTTTCAGCTTGTAGCCGATATTGTCGGTATTGCCTGCCACCAGCACGTTCACATCATCAGTGGTAACGGCAAGAATGCGGCTAAGGCTGGATGCCTCGATCGCCGCGGCGACGGAAATCACGTCAGCCTCAACCAGATCGGCACTGTCAGCAATCGCCAGCCCGTACCAGTTGGTATATTGCAGGGAAGCGTTAACCGCCTGCAGCAGCGTTTCAACCGCCCCGGCTTCGCCTTCCGCCAGCGTTTTCGCCCAGCGTCCGATATAAACCAGCGTTGGTTTTGGTGACTGTGAAAAGAAGATGGTCGCCGCTTCGTATTCCGGGGAATCAACGCCAAAATCATCGCCGATATCTTCAATGGCCGAATACTGGCGAATGCGCTCGGTCACCGGAATAACGGTAGAGGTTCCCAGAATGAGGAGCGCACCGAAGTTTCGCCCCGTTGCCGCTACCGGTGACATGATGACGTCAACGTTAACGACATTGGAAACAGGTAAGCCCTGTGCCATGTTTTAATCTCCAAAAAATTGCACTGGCGCGTCGACCAGCGATTGAATGCCGTACTGGCGGATGATTTTGCGGCGCAGGTCAACGCCGATATCGTACCGGCGTACCCACTGGTTATTGATGAGTTCGGGAAGGTTGAGGATCCGGCCCATCTGCAGGAATGTCATCCCGACCCGGTTCAGTTCGCCGTTGTTTTGTGCCACCAGCAGACCGTCACGAAAGCGCGTGGCCGTCGCCAGCCCCTGTGGTCCGTAAAAGCACAGAATCAGGCTCACGGTCTCATGGGACCACTGCTCGGTGTTCTCTTCGCCCTGTACATAAGCTGGGTTGAAGTCTTCCTGAATACCGGTGATACCGAATGCGCACCAGGTGGTGCCGTTTTTGGGTATCTGCTTTTGTGGGTCGGTCCAGCGTGGATAAACCAGCGTGGCATCCAGCCCGGTAACGCCCCGTATCCAGCGACTAATTAGCCGTTCCAGATCTTCATCGTAGGGCGGCGAATCCCCGACAGGCGTCAAGTACCCCGCCGTTGTGCTGTCGTTACTCAATTGGCGTTCCCCCGTCGAATTCCAGCAGCTCGCAATGTGCCTGGACAAACCCGGCACCGTACGCCGTATACGGATCGACAAACGTCACACGGTAGTCACGCCCGCGATATGTCACGATATCGGCATCTAATCCGGGCTGGCCCTGCGTAAGCCTGAATTGAGTCACGATGAGGATTGCGCCGTTGATGTTTTGCCCTGCGGCCATTCGTTTAGCTTCCAGCGAGCGGTCAACGGTCACCACGCCAGTAAACGGGATATCCTGCGGTGTATTGACCGGGAAATTATCCTCGTCGACCGTCTGCAGCTGCCGGTGACATACCAGCGTCAGATCGACAAAATCCGGGTCCAGCAGAACTTCAGTCACATCGAGAAGCGGCATTATTTTTTCCTCACGATATAGGTGATCGATTCCATCATTTTGTGAGTGTCATACAGCGGCTTGAAGTCCTGCCCGTTCTTGCGACGTTTGGCTTTCGTTTTCTCAGATAATGGAGCCAGACGGTCACCAGCACCGATAACCGCCTGAGAGGCCACGCTTGCAATCTGTCCAGCGGCTTCAAGATGCTGCTCTGCCTGCTTCGCATTACCCTCAAGCGCAGCCTGCGCAGCGAGTTTTAAACGTGCGGTGGTTTTATCCCGTGAATCTTCAATACCCATGTCGAGAAATGGCCGGGGCGGAAGAGTCACGGTTTCGCCGTCGATCTCCACGGTCGCGCCAGTAGATTGCAGGTAGCCAATTTCAGCGTTGCTCAGCGGCGAATCTTCACGCGGTGGACCCGCAGGAATACCCACCAGCACATCAGTACCGGATAGCTGCTTCAGCGCATCGAGAACACCGGCGTAATTGTCCTCACGAACCGTTAACCCGCTTTTCATTACGGCGTCCCCAGTTGTATTGCCCCGGCGCCGAAAATCATGAGGTATTCCCAGAACTCAGACCCGTAACGGGAGTTGTTCCAGAATCCCGCATTCGGGTCCAGCGTAGCGCTGGCGTCATAGCTAACCGAAACCTTATCCACTGATTTTGAGGTCTGCACTCCGCTATTTGCACCACCAGCAGTCCCCACAGCAACGCCACGCATATCAGCGGAGTACAGGTACAGGTAGTGCGCGACATACAGGCCAACAACATAGGGGAAAATATCCTCACCAAAACGCGATTCACTCAGCAGGACATCAGCGAGAGCAAGCCGCGCCTGAATCATTGGGGTTGGGTACTTTGTTTCGTCAGCGAACTGCGGGAATGCTGCCCTGAACTGCTCAGGCGTCGGTAGACTTTGATTTCTTGCCATTGGCTGCGGTCTCCGGCAACTGCGCTTCCAGTTCGGTGATACGCGCATCTTTCTCTACGATCTGCGCTTCCAGTTCGGCAATGCGAGGATCATCAACCACCGCCGGCGCTTCGCCATCTGGTGAGCAATGTGCTTTTACAAACCAATGCTCTGCCACTGCGTCTTCAACATCATGGAAGCCTGCAGCGAATGGCGTGATTTTCGCACCGTCGTTGAAATTGAACGCGGCTAGTACATAGATTTTCTTCATCTGAATTCCTTAGAAAAAAGCCCCTGTGAAGGGGCTGTATCTGGATTAAATGCCATCCATGTAGTTCAGGGTTTCCGGGTAAACCGGCTCAACCGCACCCAGCTTGCCGTAATAGGTCACCAGCTGATACAGGCCGCGATACTGGATCGGGACGCTCTGCAGCGGAACCATCGGGAAGCGAACAAACTTCTTATCGTTGGTGTAGGCCACCATGCGATCAGTACCGCCCACACCGCGACCTTTCATCCATTTAACCGGACGAATGTTCAGCGGCTTGCCGTTCTGGTGGAAGGCGATAGTGTTCGTTTCCAGGTAGGTCAGCAGAGACTGGTTACCGGCGCTGGAAACGATGGTGCTCGCAATGAACGAATACTGTTCGGGCGGGATCAGCAAATCTTCCGGCACTTTGGAGTAAGCGGAGCGGGCCCATGCATTACTCAGCACCTGGTTAATGCTGGCGCGGATTTCGTCGGCGGTTGAGGTGGCCCACGTTTTGGTCGCGTTGGTCGGTGTCACCTGAGACAGGTTAAGAAGTCCTTTAGCACCTTTCGCCGAGTCACCGATATAAACCTGCTCATCGGTGTCCATATTCCACTTAAGCTGCATACCATCGTATTTCTGGGTGTCGATGGGGCGACCTACCTGCGCTGCAGCATTAAGCTCAATAATGGTCCAGCCAAGCTCCATGCCCCACAATTCGAGCGGGAAGCCTTTCTTCTCGATATCAACATTGATACCGGCAATTGCTGTTGCCAGCGGGCTGATCCAGTTCTTGCCGTTGGCATTAGGCGTGCCAGCCGCAGCAAAGGTGGTGTTGGTGAAAGAACTGATTTCGTCAGCGATAGACACGTCTTCACGCAACTGAATATCGCGACTCCACGTCTGCGAGGTCAGCGGCAGATTCAGCGTCTGGTCGAGGCGCTCCAGTTCTCCGATGAGAAAGGCACCAGAACTGTCGACTGTTGCCTGGTCAAATGTCATTGGCATTTGCGATTTCCTTAAATATTAAAGGCCAGTTCAATGTTGCCGTTCGTGTCGCCAGGGCCATTGAAGTAAGCGTTGGTGATCTGCACGGTATTCGTGCTGTCAGCGGCGGCCAGGAATGCGCCCAGCGGACTTGATGCTGTCGGTGTAGCCACGCGCATAAAAACAGCCCCGCCAAGCGTTACAGCACTGGCATCAGCACCGAGGTTGACCGTGACATAACCACGCTTCATGCAGTCGCCCGCGAAGTTGTAGCCACTTCCGATCTGGCGCACCTTGTCGGGCTGATTTGTAGTTGGGTAAGGACGAACATAGATACCCACCACAACAGAAGCCGTATCAGCCGCCTCAATCGGCACAAACTTACCTGCCGAAAACTTCCCGGCAAGACCGTACGCGGCGAATGCCTTTGTGCTGTCCAGCGTCTGAGGTTCAACCGTCAGATCCTGCGGACGAGAGATTGCGCCGGCGATGCCTGCAGGCATCCGGTAAAGAAACGTGTTATCCATTGAATGCCCCGTTAGTGTTTAGCCCAGAGTTCCTTCGCGGCGGCGTTAATCTCCGCGATGGTTTTGGTGGTGTTGGAGTTGATAGAGCGGAAACCGTCAGTGGTTTTGGCTGCGGTATTGCGGTTTTTCGCCAGTTCAGAGACAGCCGTAAAGGCCATATCCACGGTGGCTTTTTTCAGTTTAGTGATATCAGCATCGCCCACAATAGAGCGCACCATCACCTGATCAGCGGTTGCCAGCACAGAGCGCTTGAACGCGGTCGGTTTTACCGAAGATGGTAACTGGATACCAGGCTGAATCAGATCGGCACGATAAGCGGCGTCACCAGTAACGGCGCCCTCTTTCTCGTCCTTCTCTTCTTCATCTTCATCACCTGTTGCCGCTGCCGGGGTCAGTTTGGCAACTGCTTCGATCAGCGCTTTCCCCCATGCAGGAATCTCTTCGTCTTCGTCGCCGGTAACTGGCAACGTCGGCGCGGGCATAGGGCTTTGTGGTGAGAGATTGATTACCACGCCACCAGGTGTTACTGAGGATGAAACGTCATCATCACCCGTAACACTCTCCGGCGGATTATCAATCAGGTTCGCCATTTCGGCGGCGTCATTGGTTTTACGAGCGCGCACAAGGCGCTCCCACCAGTTTTTGGCTTTGTTTGGCATGCTATCTCCAAGTGCGCAGCGAGAACCAGCCCGCCCATTAGGGACAAGGGCCAGATGATTACCGGTTATTGCGTACTGCTCCGCGATACCCGGCGAGATTTGTCGGTAATCTGCGTCATATCCGCAGCTCACCTCGTCGTCACCATCCTCTACCGCCTGAATAGCTTCAGGGGTTTTGGCGATAACATCAGCCAGCAGAAGATCGGCATTGTCGCCACCTCCTTGCCTGACGTTCTGAATATGGCCATTCGCCAGCAGCCGCCAGTTCTGCGGCGTAACGAAAATAATGTTGCCGTTAAAATCTTTCGGATGGCCGATGGTGACAGCCATTCCTTCAAACGATGCAATCGTGTGCTCGCTAAACACCTCTTCAGGCGTTCTACACACGACTATCAACCCTGAATCATCAGGGATAATGTCTGGCAATTCTTCGGCGCCATAGACCTGCTCGCCAGTGCGACCGATCGGCACATCTTTGAATAGCACCGACCCATCAGCGAGCTGGAATCGCGTATTCCCCAGGCGGGTTTTGAAGAAATATTTCATGATTTACCTGCTGAATTGCGGGCAATAAAAAGCCGCTCATTGGCGACTCGTTATTTTGTTGGTTCGGGGATCTGGACTTCTGACCAGCATTTGCAGTTAGGCAAACACCCTGCGTGGCCGGTCATGCCATCGAGCGTCGGCGGGTTATCCCAGCGCACAAACTTATCTTTCATCTTGCGATGTGACGGCCGGGTGCCAGCACCTTCAATACGCCACCAGTAGCCCTCAGAGCCAACGGCCAGCGCTCGCGCCTGCGTCAATGCTCCGGTTGCACGGCCAATCTCCGTACGGGCTATCATCCGCGCCCTGCTGGCTGCGACATCTCCGGACTGCATGATCATCTCGTACAACTGATCCGGACGCTCACCATTGATAACAGCCTGTATCGCGCGTTCCTGAATTTCCCTTACACGGCCGGCGGCCTCTAATGGCAAGGATTTCATGTACCGAATTTGGCGGTAGACAATATCCTGAGCCACCATACCGATCGGGGTGTTACTGACCACATCGCGCAGCCCTACCGAAATCTCTTCAGAGACAGACCGCCACTGATTCCACTCTTCCTGCTCCACCTGGGCGAACATTTTCTTGCCGACCATTTCCGCCCAGTCGTCAATTACCCCTGAGTAGTCAATCAGTGACTTAGCGATATTGTCAGCGCTTGCCTGTGAACCATCGTATGAACCGGTGACGATCTGACTTATCTGATCGACTATCGCCAGTAGGCTTTTCTGATACTGGCGCTCCGACCGGCGGCGGAGGTTCGGTTTCAAATTCAGCCTCCTGCCACTGTTTCGCCGCATTCTGAATATCCTCGTCGGTAATAGATGCGCCGATGCCTGTCACATCAGCCAACTCGCGTAAATCGGTAAGCGCCGCTGCTGGCGACATACCGATATCCCGTACAGCTGTTGCCAGTGCGGTAGTCGTGTTGGTTGCGACCGTTGAGCGGTCGGTGTCGCTCATTTGCCACAGGGGATTAAACTCAAACGTGAAATCCTCCGGCAACGGCTCTCCAAACTCCGAGCGATGCAGCACATCGAATAACAGGCGGATGTGAGGGCGTAAATCTCTCTCCTGCAGCGTACCCACATCGTCGTAATAGTTTGCGAGATCTGCATCACCGGTTGAGAAACCCTTCGGCGACTGACGGAACAAGCGAACAAGAGGGATACCAACAGCACCCGCGATATCCTCTTTAAACTCCCCCAGGAGATCAGAGAGGCCCGCGAAAGAATAAGAATGAGTTTCAAATTCATCCTCCAAATCAAAGAGGGACATCCCCTCATTCGTCTGGAACTGGCGGACCATTTCCATGTTTTTGATCAGCGCTTCGAATGGCTTGCCGCCCAAAGCGATAATTTCACGTAACTTTTTAATCTTAACTGTACGAAGATGCGCCTTATACGCGAGCTGGGCTGCGCCAACACTGGTGCTGTCGTAGGATGTCAGACGGTCGAAAATACGCTCAACAATGGACATACCCCATTCGTTTTCGGTGATTTTCTGCTGGTACGGCAGTTTCACGCCATCCATGCGGATCAGGCGACTGTGATGAACTGTCCAGGCAGGCAGCCCCTGCGCCGTCGTCACAATATCGTAGAACTCTGGCTTGCCGAGGTTGGGCCCAAGCGCTTTTATGCGCCTGGTCAGTTGCGGATTAATCATCCAGCGGTCGAGGACGGCCAGCCCTTTGAAACTTCCCTTGCCGACCTTATCCAACATCAAAGGCGTTAACGGTGCCTGCCCTTCAATAAGGATCAGTGCAACAGCCCCGCCATATAGCCGGGACCATTTCAACGTCTCGTTGATGCAGTCCCACAGTTGTAGCTCATCAAAGCGTGACTCCAGCACTCCCCGACGTTTCGGGTCAATCTCGCTGGTAATGCGAACGCCCTTTTTGGTCATGTCGTCCGCTTTCGAATCGACAGCGGCGCCAATAATCCAAGAGGAGCGGTACGCATACTCAATCAGCAACCGGTTACGGCTGGTATAGTTCGCCCGATATGTCGATGCAGCGTGCTGGTTAGGCTGCTGCATGCCGACGCGGGCCATAAAGTTATCGTACGAATCCGCCGTGGCGACTCGTCCCGTTTTTTTCGCCATGGTGATGATGCTCCGGTTTTTCGATACCCGTGACGGATCAGATAATTTGTTAAAAAATGGCCCGATTTAACATAATGACTGTTACCCGCACCAGCCGTGTCAGCACAAAGCGTTATTGTCGTCTCAGCACAATTCACACGCGTCGTGTACGCTAAGCCTTCATTTTGCTCAGCACAGGACCGCGATCTTATGTTGGTGACTATGACAGACAAAGAACTTTACCGGCTTGGCATCATTCAGCGAGTATTTGACCGGGCTTTGCTTCAGCGCGACGCAGCAGACATACTTAAGCTCAGTGTTCGTCAGGTGCAGCGTCTTGTGCGTCTGTACCGGACAGATGGCGCAACCGCATTTGCATCTTCCCGCCGTGGACGTCCTGCAAACAACCGGATCGATGAAGAAACACGCTGTAAAGCCCTGGATTTGATCCGGTGCCACTATTCAGATTTTGGCCCAACGCTCGCAACCGAAAAACTGGCTGAACGCCATCATATATATCTCTCCGTTGAAACCATCCGTAACTGGATGACAGCCGACGGTCTCTGGCGTCCTCATTCCCGCCGGCGAACCCGGGTTTACCAGCCGCGCTATCGTCGCGACTGTTTCGGCGAACTGGTTCAGATCGATGGCTCTCACCATGACTGGTTCGAAGGAAGAGCCCCAAAATGCTGTCTTCTGGTCTTCATGGATGACGCCACAGGTCGCCTGATGCACCTGCGATTCTGTGATTCAGAAAACGCGTTTGACTACATGATGGCTACCCGGCAATACATTGATAAACATGGTAAACCTGTCGCATTTTACAGCGACAAGCATGCGGTGTTCAGGGTCAGCGGACCCGAGAGCCGACGTACCGGCACAACCCAGTTCGGACGGGCTCTCCGGGAACTGGCGATCGAATTGATTTGTGCCAACAGCAGCCAGGCAAAAGGTCGCGTGGAACGGGTAAATAAAACGCTCCAGGATCGACTGATTAAAGAGATGCGCCTGCAGAACATCAGCTCGGTTGCTGAAGCCAATCAGTGGATTGAACATTTCATGTCTGATTTTAACCGTCGTTTCTCCCGGCCGGCAAAATACCCTAAAGATCTGCACCGTGCGGTCACACAGAGTCCACTGGAGCTGAATGATATCTTCGCCTGGCAGGAGCTACGGACCTTATCGAAAGCACTGACTTTTCAGTATGATAAAGTCATGTATATCATTGAACCCACCGAACAAAATACGCGCATAGCAGGTGAAAAAATTACCGTTTATGATTACCCTGACGGAAGCATTACTTTCCGGCATCAGCACCGGCCACTGGGTTATAAGATTTTCGATAAACTGACCTGCGTTGATCAGGGGGCGGTTGTTGATAACAAACGACTGGGTGCCGTTCTGAGGCTGGCACAGCAGAAACAGGACGAGCTGGAGGCTGAAGGAAAGCGAATGCGCAGTACAAAAATGCCCCGCAGGCGCGCTCAGGAGCGTGCACTGGAAGAGCTCAGGGCGATCAACCCGGTGCTGGCCAGTCCGCAGGATTTTATCCCCAGCCTGAAGCGATGAGCCCTTCCCTCACCTGTGGATCTGATATGGCCGACAGATGAGAGAAAAATGGACGACAACAAACCAGTGCTCCTGACACTTCACGAAGCGCTACGCCTGGATTTGATTGAAGCCTATATGGCGCGGGAAATCACGCTGGCAGAAGTGGCAGAGTCCATGGAGCTCACCCGTCGTCAGTGCTCCCGCCTGATTAAGCGCTATCGCGAGCTGGGGCCAGCCGGTCTGGTCAGCCGGCGCCGTGGAAAGCCCGGCAATCATCAGTTAAACACCACCATCAGAGATCAGGCACTGCAGCTTATTCGCTCACGCGGCCGGGGTATGAATCCGTCAGCCATCTGGCGAATTCTGACCACAGAATACGGTGTCCGGATTTCAAAAGAGACCGTACGTAAACTGATGATAGCCGAGAAAACCTGGCAACCACGTTCTTCCTCCAAAGCCTGACTCAACCTTAAAAAGGCATTGTCCAGACTCTCCACTGACGTCAGGTCAGCTTTGTTTTCAGCACGACATTTCAACATTGGCTAGACATACAGTGTAACAGCTAAATTGAGATGTCCGTCTCTGACCAAATAGACATGTCCGCGCTACAGTCTCGCCACCGCGATCGCTGCTTTCAAAGGATGAGACTCATGACGGCATACGGAACGGAGTTTTTCTCGATGAACGATGTAAACCGACTCAGGATCCTGCAGGACGTTATCGACCGGCGTCTTACCACGCGTCTTGCAGCAACCCGACTTGAGATCTCTGACAGGCACTGCCGCCGGCTACTCGAGCGCTATCGTGAACACGGACCGCTATCGCGGGTTAACCGCCGACGTGGTCAGCCTAGTAACCGACAGTTGATGCCTGGCCTCGCTGAGCGTGCGCTGCGCATCATTCGCGAACGTTACGCCGACTTTGGCCCGACATTGGCCTGCGAGAAGCTTGCTGAGATTCATGACCTTTATCTTGCTAAAGAGACTGTACGTAAGCTTATGACCCGGGATGGTTTATGGATCCCTCGTAAGTTACGGCCACCTCGTGTGCATCAGCCACGCCCACGTCGGGCCTGCACCGGCGAACTCATCCAGATTGATGGCAGTGAACATCGCTGGTTCGAGGACCGTGGTCCGGCCTGCACGCTGCTCGTTTACGTTGATGATGCAACAAGTCGGTTGATGCAGCTTCTGTTCGTCAGTTCGGAGTCCACGTTCACCTATTTTGAAGCCACCCGGGGATATCTGGAGCGCTACGGTAAGCCTCTGGCATTCTACAGCGACAAAGCCAGCGTCTTCAGGATCAACAACAAGCAGGCCACCGGCGGAGATGGCCAGACTCAGTTTGGTCGTGCCATGAACGAGCTGAATATCACTGGTATCTGTGCCAACACCAGTTCAGCCAAGGGGCGTGTTGAACGGGCTCATCTGACATTACAGGACCGCCTGGTCAAGGAACTGCGGCTCCGCGGTATCAGCACACCTGAGGCTGCAAACGCCTTTGCTGATGAGTTCATGGAAGATTACAACCGTCGGTTTGCAAAGCCGCCACGTCACGATTTTGACGTACATCGCCAGCTGGATAATGGCGAAAACCTGCAGGCGACATTCACCTGGCGCGAGCAGCGTAAGGTCTCGAAAAACCTGACATTACAGTATGATAAAAAGCTTTATCTGCTTGAAGATAATGAAGAAAACCGGCGTTTTCAGGGGAAGTACATCGAGGTATGGCAATACCCGGATGGTGACATTGAGCTCCGGGCCAGCGGCACTTCCCTGCCCTTTACCACTTACGACCGACTGGGAGAACTGGACCAGGGCGCCATCATCGACAACAAGCGTCTGGGACGTGCCCTGGAAATGATAAAGCTGGTTCAGGACAAACGGGACAACACCCGCTCACAGGCCCTGCCATCACTGGACGGCCAGACCTCACGCAGAAAGAAACAACCCGGCAAGAAATCACAACGAAGTCTGGACCATAACGACATGCTGGAAGCCCTGCAGCAACTTCAGACCCGGAGTAAAGACATCTTCGGCAAAGGCTGAAACATAACCTACATGCGGACATTTCAATTTAGATTGATGTTCAGGATAAACGCGATAACAACCGTTCACAGGCGATCCCTGCCGGTGATGGCTCTTTGCGGCGGCGCAGAAAACCAACAGAGAAATAATCGCAGCGCTCACTGAACGGCGACGACATGTTAGATGCGTTGAAGACATTGCAGTCACGTTCTGAGAAAAGTTCCAATGTTTAACGAGCGATTAAAAAATATATTAAATCATTATTCTCTCATTTCTCTGTTGCAATACTGACCTCCCAGGGCCTGTGTAATTCTGTCACCAAATAGTATCGTCAGACTACGATCATAGTAAATGGTTTCACCAGTGATAGATTCATGCTTTAATATTATCCCATAGCCATATCTTTCAAGCATATTCATACCCACCCTTGCCAAATTGTAAGAATAATTTATTCCCCAAATGGAACCATTTCTTCCTTCAAAAAACTCCGCTCTGTAATATCTTTTTAGAAATTCATAGTGTGCGTCTTCACTAAACATACCCCCTCCCGCTACAGAATTTACATAACAGTTTTTTATAATAAAAAGATGAAATGCATAAATATATATCCCGTTTTTCCTCTGCCGCCCACCATTCACAGATAGAGGATATAATCCTATATTATTTATTGTATGCTTAAATCATTTGATGACTATGGTTTCATATATTTTCATCATGTTAGCACCCATGATGTATGTTTATTTTTTCTGAAGCATACCAATAATCAAACCCCGTTCAACATAACAACATAAAATAATTTATAACAAATTTAGTTGAAACTTAATATATGAAATAGTGACTTTCCATAAGCAGATCATTAGTTTATAGGGCATCCTAACGATGCAGGCTCCTCCTGGCAAAACTGTCGATGATGAGATTTTTTTTGCGGTATATTCCACTTATTTTGGTGGTATTCAGTTTATGCAAAACAATACCGACAAAAGACTGAACCGTTTTTTTGGAGATCAGCAGGCTACGGGAAATTTCATCTATCGAATAACCATTTAAAATCATATTGATAACATGTGTTTCTCTTTTGGTAAATGACAACTTGTCCCTCTTCAGATTGATCCCCATTTTTTTAAACGCCTGCCTCATCATGAGATATTCATTACCGCTTAATTCAGTGTCAATGCATACCGCTTCACGCCCTGTCCCGCTCATTCCTGACGCCGGTTTTAATAAAAAGATAAGATTGACCGGTGAAATGTGTAGGTACTTGAGACGTTCGGCATCGCCGGTGTTCAGCTCTGACTCCACAATCACCACATCGCTGTTGCTGAAGGCAATATCGCTGACCCGTGAAAACACAACCCTGTTGACGGAGAGGCTGTTGTCGCTGAACATACATTTCAGACCTACAAGCATGAAATTATTATTGGTAATAACATAGATATTCATATAGTCCCCGCAGCAATACCTTTTGCGAAGCGTCCCGTTCCTTATGTTCTGACAAAGTGGTGCCTGTATTGGTGTCGCCGGGTAACTATGACGTACTCCGGCTCAGCGGAGTACGTCAACTGCTCTACTGGTGCGCCGCTAGCACGCTATTCACGATTTCCACCGCTTCTTTCTCGATCTGCTTGCGATGTGCTTCCCCGAGGAAGCTCTCGCAGTAGATCTTGTAAGCGTCTTCCGTACCTGACGGTCGGGCGGCGAACCAGCCGTTGTCGGTCATCACTTTCAGGCCACCAATCGATGCGCCGTTGCCCGGCGCGGCGGTCAGACGCGCAGTGATCGGGTCACCCGCCAGCTGACTGGCCCTGACCATTTCCGGCGACAGCTTCGACAGCACCGCTTTCTGTGCGGAAGTGGCCGAAGCCTGCAGCCGGTTATAGCTCGGCGCGCCGAAGCGGGCGGCCAGTTCGTCGTAGTGCTCCTGCGGGTTTTTACCGGTGACGGCGGTGATTTCCGCCGCCAGCAGGCACATGATGATCCCGTCTTTGTCGGTCGACCACGGCGTTCCGTCAAAACGCAGGAACGAGGCGCCCGCGCTCTCTTCTCCGCCGAAGCCGAAGCTGCCGTCGAACAGGCCGTCAACAAACCATTTAAAGCCCACCGGCACTTCAACCAGCCTGCGGCCGAGGTCGTTCACCACACGGTCGATCATCGCGGAAGAGACCAGCGTCTTGCCCACCGCCACATCCTGGCCCCACTGCGGGCGATGCTGGAACAGGTAGTTAATCGCCACCGCCAGATAGTGGTTCGGGTTCATCAGCCCTGCCGGCGTGACGATGCCGTGACGGTCATAATCTGGATCGTTAGCAAAAGCCAGGTCAAACTTATCGCGCAGCGCCAGCAGGCCCGCCATTGCGCACTCAGATGAGCAGTCCATGCGAATGGCGCCGTCTTTATCCAGATGCATAAAGCGGAAGGTTTGATCGACGTGATCGTTGACGATAGTCAGGTCGAGCTTGTAGTGCCCGGCAATACGTTTCCAGTATTCGATACCGGACCCGCCCAGCGGATCGATCCCGAGCTTGAGGCCGGCTTTCTGAATTGCCGCCATGTCGACGATATCCGCCAGCCCTTCGATAAACGGCTGTACCAGATCCTGCTTTTTAACATGACCGGATGCCAGTGCCGCATCGAGGGAGATGCGCCTGACGCCCTGCAGACCCGAGGCCAGCAGTTCGTTAGCGCGATTCTCTACCACTTTGGTGACGTTGGTATCCGCCGGGCCGCCGTTCGGCGGGTTGTACTTAATACCGCCATCTTCCGGCGGGTTATGAGACGGCGTGATCACGATGCCGTCTGCCAGCGGACCACCTTTTTTGTTGTGCACCAGGATGGCATTGGAAATGGCCGGCGTCGGGGTGAAACCGTTGTGTTCCTGCACGATAACATCAACGCCGTTGGCCGCCAGCACTTCCAGTACGGAAATAAAGGCCGGTTCGGAGAGCGCGTGGGTATCTTTACCCACGTAGCAGGGACCGGTAATCCCGTTCCTGGCGCGGTCTTCCGCAATCGCCTGCGCGATCGCCAGAATATGCTGCTCATTGAAGTTATGGCGCCCTGCACTGCCACGATGGCCAGAGGTACCAAACTTCACCGCATGCTCCGCGTTGCCCGCTTCCGGCCTCAGTACGTAGTACTGCGCGGTCAGCTGAGCGACGTTAATCAAATCACTCTGTTGTGCAGGCTCCCCTGCGCGTTTACTGTCCGTCATTTTTCTCTCCTGTCATATCCGTCAGGCTTATTTATGTGTTGCTGCCGGGTCGCTCATCGACGGGGCCGGTCTCCTGCCACCCGCCCCGGCGTTTCCTGGTTGTCAGTACGCGCTCAGAGTTGCGTTTTGTCGATATACCAGATCTTTTGCGCATACTCCCGCACCGTACGGTCCGATGAAAAATAGCCCATGTGGGTTATGTTGAGCATCGCTTTGGCGGTCCACTCTTCCGGGGTTCGGTAGAGCGCATCCACCTTGTCCTGACAGTCAACATAGCTGCGGTAATCGGCCAGCACCTGATAGTGGTCGCCAAAGTTGATCAGCGAATCCAGCAGACCGCGATAGCGGCCCGGCTCCTGTGGGCTGAACACCCCGGTCCCCATCTGGGTCAGCGCCTGGCGCAGCTCTTGATCCTGGTCGTAGTAATCACGCGGCTGATAACCGTTGCTGCGCAGCGCCTCGACCTCTGCAGCGGTATTACCGAAGATAAAGATATTGTCCTCACCCACGTGCTCCAACATCTCAACGTTGGCGCCGTCCAGCGTGCCAATGGTCAGCGCACCGTTGAGGGCGAACTTCATATTACTGGTCCCGGAGGCTTCAGTCCCTGCCAGCGAAATCTGCTCAGAAAGGTCCGCGGCCGGAATGATCATCTGCGCCAGACTGACGCTGTAGTTGGGAATGAACACCACCTTTAGTCTGTCGCCAATCTGCGGATCGCTGTTGATGACTTTGGCGACGTCGTTTATCAGATGGATGATCTGTTTTGCCGTGTGGTAAGCGGACGCGGCTTTGCCGGCGAAAATCACCACTCGCGGCACCCATTCGGCCTGCGGGTCCGCCTTGATACGGTTGTAGCGGGTGATCACATGCAGCACATTCATCAGCTGGCGTTTATATTCGTGGATCCGTTTAATTTGCACAGGCTTTGTTGAATAAATCAGATTTCGGGTAAGTCTCCCCCGTAGCGGGTTGTGTTTTCAGGCAATACGCACGCTTT